AAGAAATTTTAAAGAGCGTCCTGGTAAACCTACCGCGCCGAAAAAAAGATTCACGATTTTCACGTTTTAAAGTGCTTGTTAAATGTCCCCTGCCTATTTTCATGTCAATGGGTCGCGAAGTATACCTTCGTTTTCCCTTGGATCATGGTAAAATGTTTACCATTTTTTCGCTCCACAAGGAGCCCGGAATCGCTGCGACGGATCCACTGTGCAAATTTTTTTTAATATTTTAGCGGGTTAACATATGTTACAATAATGGACTGGCCTATAATCACAGCAAAAGACTATGAAAGACTCATAGACTCAATCGAACTCGGGGACGAATTCTACCGTAAGCTTGCCATCTTTCGCAGTGGCTTAATCGAACCGCACATGCGCCACTGGCAACTCTCAGCTCACAAAGCATACGACAACCTATCCGAGCGAGAACTCCAGGTGTTCAAGATGCGCCTAAAATCTCACAGCTTTCCCACTATAGCAGACACCCTGGAAATATCTGAATCTTCAGCTAAAACCTACTGGCGCAGGGCAATACGCAAGTGCTGGGTTTTATTTGATGTAGTCTAATCCTTAGTTACTGAAACTATAACAGGATTTATTATGGAAAAGAAAAAGACTGGCAGACCAGCTCTTGACATCAGTGCGGACAAGGTAGAAATGCTTGCCAGCTTTGGTTGTTCAATGGTAGAGATAGCCAAGTTGCATAATTGCAGTGAAAACACAATCCGAGTGCGCTTTAGAGAAGAAATCGAGCGTGGTCGTGAAAGCATGAAGATCAAGCTCCGGCAGCTCCAATGGAAAACAGCAGAGCAAGGCTCAAACGCAATGCTCATATTTTTAGGTAAACAATATTTAGGTCAATCAGATCGTAACGAATTTGAACTTGTAGGCAATCTCGAGGGATTACTCAAAGAGTGTGGCTACGAAGAATCACCGATTGAAAAGAAAAGTATTAAACAAGCAGAAGCTCTGGAAGATACTCAAGTACCAGCCCTCGCCTAATCAGCAGGAGGTACATGAGTCGACAGCTCGATTCCGAGTAAACATCCAGGGCAGACGATCAGGCAAAAGTTATAGTGCAGCTAAAGAGATATTGCCATACCTCCTAACTCCAAATACGAGAACGTGGATAGTGGCTCCTACTTTAGATTTAGCTGACAAAATTATGCGTGAAGTCAAAATAGATGTACTCACTAAACTGAGACTTCCAATCGCATACAAAAAAGAGGTCAGTGGAGCAGTGCATTACATGAAGCTTGCTGGTCTAAACAGTGAAATATCGGTGAAGTCAGCAGACCGACCAGAGTCATTAGTTGGAGATGGCATAGACCATTTAGTAATTGAAGAAGCAGCGAAGATAAGGAAGATTGTTTGGGAGCAATATTTAAGACCAACTTTGTCAGACAAACAGGGTTGGGCGTTATTTACGACAACGCCCGAGGGATTTAATTGGGTCTACGACCTATGGCAACGAGGAAAATCAGATGAGTTCCCTGATTGGGAGTCATGGCAGCACCCAAGCTGGGAGTCCCCATTTTTCAAAGATGACATAGAGGAGTTAAAAAAGACATTAACCTATGAAACATTCCAACAAGAGTTCGGCTCACAATTTACCTCATTTTCTGGCAGAGTCTTTCCATTTGACCGCACCATACACATTCAAAGACTCAAGTTTAACCCCGACTTACCCACTTATTGTGGAATTGACTTTGGATACCGCACAAGTGCCTGTGGATTTTTCCAGACTGACCCAAGGCAAGGTAAGGATAAGGTATATCTAATAGATGAGATTTGGGAAGAAAATATCAAAACCGAGGACTTTGCAGACAAAGTGAGGGCTAAGGGCTATCCGATCATTCGATATTTTGGAGATCCAGCAGGCGGTGGAGTCCAGGGAAGCGGTATTTCTGATATTGAACAATTTAGAAAAAAGGGAATGCGGGTTGATTTTAGAACAGACAAGGTATCCCGGAATATCGCAAACGGCATCACCCACATGAGAACATGGTTCGAAGATGCTGCTGGTAACACACATTTTTACGCAGACTCGAGAGCAAAGAAATTCATCTCCAGCTTTGAGAACTATCGTTATCCAGAGAAGAAGAAAGATCAAAAGCTTAAAGAAGAACCTTTAAAGGATGGTCTAAATGATCACGCCTGTGATGCGAGTAGATATTTTTTTTGTAACCTATTTCCTATTAAATCGAGAACCGCAGGAGTAATTGACTGGTAATATGATTATACAAGATTTATCTGAACAGCTTATTATAGATAGTTTATCTGACTATCTAAACAATATTGAAACAAAACGCACAAGAGAGCGTGAGTACCTTCTTGATTTTTATGAGGGGTTCAATATGGAGAACTATGTAGGGGAGTATTTTGGCTCAGAATCCCTACAGCAAGTCCCCATGTTTGCCCAGAATCTCACAAGGCGTGTATGCAAGGCCAGAGGGCAAGCTTATAAACGACCCCCCAGAATGAAGGTCGATGATCGCTATAAGGACTTTGCAGACATCCAAGACCTTAACGCCAAGCGCAGACAATTAGAGCAAACTACATTTCTCTTAGGGACTATGGGCTTTCGAAGTCTCTGGAACCCAAGGCGTAATAGGGTTGAATTTGAATTACTTCCTTTCGTAGAGCCATTATTTTTACCAGGAGAAAAGGAGCCTTTCGGGTGCATTTATGCTATTGAAAACGAGGGTTTAGCCAAACTTACTAAACAGGAGTTTATTGTATGGACTGCTGAGAGAGACGGTAAACCAGGCAGACATTTCGGGATTGACGCAAACGGAGACAAGTTTTCTTTTAATGAGGGGGATGTTAACCCCTACGGTATCATCCCGGTATCATTTGTTCATCGCTACCCGCCTATAAGGGATTTCTTTGTGGGTGGTGCTGAAGATGTAGTAAGGGCTGACCTTGCATTATCTGTAGCGGCTATGGAAATATCACTGTGTATCAGACTTGGTGCTATTGGCGTAAAGTTTGTCACAGGCGTAGATGACAGATCACGCATTTCTATGGGTGTTGATAAAATATTATACCTTCCAGAAGGCGCAAATTTTGGCGTTACTGGCCCATCAGCAAGTATAAGTGATTTAATTTTAGGTGCGAAATACCTTGTTGAGACTACTCTCAATAACAATCAACTCAGAGTAAAATTTATTGATTCTCATGGCAATGCAGAATCCGCAGAAGCCTTGAGGGTACAGGAGATAGACAATTATACCGAAGTCCAAGCCAACATCGAAGATACCTGGAGAGCATGGGAGCATAGGCGTTTTGAGATTGACAGACGCATTATTGAAGTACAAACAGGCAAGAAACTTGCTGATGAATATCTGGTAGACTTTGAAGAGCCTCAAGTTCTATCACCATCTGAAGAGAGAGAAATGTTCACCTGGTTATTCCAGAACAAGCTTGCCACTCGCCAAAGCTATCTTATGCTTAAAAATCCCGATATGCTCCCAGAGGATGCAGAAGCCTTATTATCTGAGGTAGACGAATCCGAAGCACAACCAGAACAGAACAGGCTCCTCAATAGACTACAAAGCTAATGCCGCTATCGAATACTATTGATAGTGCAGTTGCAGACTTTGAAGCCAGACTCACCGAAGCTCAAGACCAATTCACCCAAGATGTAGAAGAATTAAGGGAACAAGGTCTATCCACAGAAGAGATACTTGCAATTTTAGCTGGTATTTCAATGGTGGATTACTGGCTTTCAGACCTTCAGATGCAGCAAGCGGTCAATCGCTTAATGATCTCATTCGACACACTTTTAGACGATGCAGTATTCTTTGGTAAGGTATCAGAGACGCAACTTGTAGCGCTTCGCAATATGCAGCAGGCATCCATCCTGAGATACACAACTGACATTGGTGAGAGGGTAAGATTATCCTTAGTCCAGGGGGTACTCCAGAAAATGCCACAAAAAAGCATTAAAGCCATGCTGTTAAGAGATTTAACGATAAAACCGTATCAGGTAGACACAATTATCACTACCTCAATGGCTACCTACTCAAGATCACTCACGCTTTTACAATTAGAACAAAATCCAACTCAATCTCTCATTTATCAAGGCCCAATGGACTCTAAGACCAGACCAGTGTGTATCCGCATGTTGAAAGAAGGCGGGATGACACAAGCCCAGGTAGAAGCCAAATATCCAGGCGCATTACGAGACGGTGGCGGCTTTAATTGTCGGCATCAGTGGGTTGCATTGTCACCTAAGACTCAAAATAGGGACATACAGCAAAGAGCTAAAGTGGCGTATCAGGGTATGGTAACAAAGGCGAAGCTGAAGGGCAGATCGTTCAGCATCCCACAAACATTAGAGCAGTATTATAATGATTAATCTTCAAAAAGCGTTCAAGTTCGGCAGGCCATTCTTTCAGAGTGTAGGCCGTATTATTTTAAAGATCCACAGAAGGCGCATCTTCCATGAGGGGCGCAATGCA